GGAGGAACCGTCTGCGCTTCGTTGGCGTTTACAAACCCAAAACCGGGGTTAACAAGGTCTTGGACAGCAAAGTCCGCGGTGCCGGGCGCCGACGCCGTGACTGTGGTAAGCTGCGCGGTAAGAGCCGCGCCCTTGGCCGTGTAGACCGGATTAGCGATGGTGGCGCCGTCGAGGTATTGATCCTCATAAGCAACGCCAATAGATTTTGTGTTAGCCATTGATTTTCTCCTGAAAAGGATGCCCCGACCGTAGCCGGGGCAAACTTATTAGCCAGCGATACGGTACAGGTTGTACGTTGTCGCGCTGGTTTTAACAGCACGGAACAATACGCTCTTGGATGCAACGCCAGCGCCTGACCCAACCAGCGTCCAGCCTGTGCCCACTACGATAGTAGGCACACCAGTGCTGGTAGCAACCAAAGCAACATCAAACGATGAGTTTACTTTTGCGCTGCTAAGGTCAGTGTTAACAACGGCGACCGTAGGGAGTGTAAGGTCTGCCGTGCTAGACGAAGTGTAGACAACAAGGCCACCAGCCAATTCGGCAGTGGTTAGTGTTGCTGCTGCGGTATACGCGGTAGGAATGTTAGAGATTGAAAGTGTAGCTTCGCCAAGATTGCCGTCACCAACTTGGTAACCGCCGGCGCCATTAGGTAGAATAGCCATGATATAAATCCTTTAAAAAGTTTGGCCCCCGGCGAACCGAGGGCCGTTATTAGATTAACCCCACATCCGGACGGCCATCTGCGGACGGATTGTGCTGTAGCCATACAGAACGTCAATACGGCAAGGCATACGGTCGTTGTTGATGTCGTACTGACGAACAACGCGAAGCGAGATGCCGTTGTGTACCTGACGCGAAGCCATATCTACGCCCTGTGGGAGCAGAAGGTCGGCTGTTGCAAAGGTGATAGCGTCCTTGTGGTATACAAGGTTCTGAGCGTACTGACCGCCCGAAGCACCGACGAACACAACTGCCTTGCTGGTAGCTGGCAGAGCATTGACGGTAGCAAGTGCGTGAGCAGCCGAATAGATCGGTGCAACAGTGATGTTACCAGCGCCTGAACCGTTGAGTGTGACATCAGCCAACGCAACGAACTGGAAGAACGAACCAGTGCTTTCACGAGTCTGTGGGTTGACTGCATAGCAATCAGCTACAGTGAACACGTCGCCGGCCTTGACAGTAGTGCTGGCACCAGCGCCAGTGATGGCGATGGTGGTTGCACCTTCAGCAGTGACAGCAGCCGAAGTCGTGCCGCCAGTTGCAGTACGCGTACCGCAAGTGAACTGCTTGATGGACTGCGACATATTGATTTCGTCGAAACCAAGTACGCCAGTACCCATCATGCCGTTCTTGAACTGCTTGCTGATCGTGTCGGTTGGGTTGAATAGACCCTTCATGCCTTCGACCAAACCAGCGTTAGCGGCTGGGTTGACAGTGGCATAACGTGGCGACATCACGGCAGCGTTTTCGTTCAGCTTCTGCTGTGCAGCAAGAAGAACAGCCGAAGTAGCTGGCGTAGTGCCGGGCGTGCCGACAGTGTTACCGATGGTCAAGAACGAGTTTGCAACGTCAGCGTCGATGCTGGAAGCAAGCTGCGAGATACGTGGCTTCAGAACGCGCTCTGCGAAATCGTCCAACTGCATGGTCAATTCAGCAGTGGTGAAGTTGACGCCGATGTGCTTCTGGTTGGCAACGGTCAGAGTTGTGAACTGCTCGTTGTCGTCCTGTACCTGAAGGGCTGCGCCATCAGTTACAAGTGCGCGGTCTGGAAGACGGATACGCAGGGTTGAACCAATTTTAGCACCTTCAACAGCAAAGCTGTCGTCGTACTGACGGTTTACGTTACGTGTAAGAACAAGGTTGTTTTCGAGAATCTCAAGCGCCTTGCGCGTGATCATGTCGATTGTTAAAATCGAGTTAGACATGGTAATAATCCTAAATTATCTGTTGCGTTGTGCCTCGTACTTCTTGATCTGCCGTTGCCGTTCTGCCTCAATCCAATCTGACGTACTCATGGACTTTACGGACCGTGGGTCTGTCGTATCAAATGTCGGCGCACCAGAGGTGCGGGCAGTGACAGGTGCAATCGGTGCCGGGGCGTTGGAGGTTTTTTTGAACGTAGGTTCGGCTGTAAGCCGCGCCTCGATCATACCAATTTCCCTAGCTTGCAAAATGGGGTCCATACGCGAAATACGCTGGGCGTCTTTTTGGTTAAGCCCTAAGTGATAAATCACGTCGGGACCAATATCGGACGCTTGTATTGCTAGTGCCATCGCGTCGGTGATCGGAAGGCTGGGGTTATAGGCGACTTGTTCAAAGTCGTCATATTTGTCCCGCGCCGCCTCTTCACGTTCGTGATAAGACTCTAGCATTGCACGTTGCTGGCTGTCCTTTTCACGGCGTGCCAGCAGTTCTTCGGCTTTACGTTCGGCCAAAACCTCTGCGTAATCCTCGTAAGTCTCAAATTGATCAGGGGTAATGTCGTGGATCGGCTGCTGCCGCGCCTGCATTTCCTCTGCTCTTTGAGCCTGTTCGCGTTCCCATTTACGCTGCTCTCTTGCGAGTCGTTTGCCTACAATGGCGTCCAAGTCTTCTTGTGTGAAGGTCTTGGGTGCTTCCTGCTCAGCAGACTGCTCTTCCGGCGTCGTGTTTTCTACAGGCTCGATTGCTGCCGTGGCTTCGAGTTCTGGCGCGGAGGCATCCGCTTCGGTAAAGACATTATCGTCCATGTTTAACCCTTAGAGAGTTCCTGATGATCCGCATCAGTACGGTTGGTGGCTAGACTACATCATTTGATGCAGTCTGGCAATCTAGTTAAAAATCGCAGACTAAACGCGCTTCCCAAGTAAAGTTGTTAGGTGATGTGCCTGTCCAAGAAGCGGTAAAATTCGTGGCGTCAGGAGCCGTCACATAGATCGGGCTTGTGTAACCTGCGTTATATGCCGAACAAGCAATAACGCTTCCGTTTGCAATGGGGGCCGCGGCTAAACCATGTGCGATGGTGGCTCCACTGGTGCCAGCAGACACATATCCGCTATTTTTGCTAACATACCCATAGTTATTTTTAACGGCGTTACCTGAAAAATTCCCGCCTTGCCCCGTCACACCGGGGTTAATTGCGGCGTTTCCAGAGAGAGAAAACCGGTTACCCATCCACAGGCCGCCCGATCCAGCGTCATGCGTAATATCCTGCGTGGTGGAGTTGATAAACGTGTTACCAATATATTTTGCTCCTTGGCTTGCCGCCTTAATGCCAATCGTGCAACCAACAAAAGTATTGCCATCTAAATAAGTCGCCGCGGGCGTTCCTGTCGTTGCATCAAAAACACCTATTGCAGCGGACGAAATTGTGGAGTCCCGAAGCGTGGTGGTGGTAGATGTGTCTTTTATTTCAAGACCTTTAGACCCAACGCGAACCGCGTTGAACGCAATCTGCAAACCTGTAAGTGTATTTCCGCTGGCAGTGCCGTAGACTTGCACACCGATAAGACCCGTTACGTTAGTACCAGCTACATAAGTTTTACCGTAGGTCTTACCCTGCGATGTCCCAATGGAAATACCAATTTCGGTAAAGCCTTCAAAATGACATTCGCCAATAGACCAGTTGGTTGCCGTTGGTTGGATAATAAGTCCGCGCATACCGCCGTCTGAAAGCAGATTGTGGCCCCGAAATAGCGTGCTGTCGATTACATAGTTTGAACCAGTTTGCGGATTGTTAGAGTAACAAGCAATTAGTTCGTTTGCGTAACTTGTTGCAGTTCCATCGCCTATGACAAACGAATGTAGGTACGCGCCGAATACTTTGCAGCTATCAAGGACCACATCCGACGTATTGACAACAAATCCGCTCCCGCCCGTGTTAGCGGCGTCTACGCCAACGATGCCGATATTCTGAGCAGTTTGCCAGCCAGCTACTGTTTTATTGAATACGACGCAGTTATTTGCGTGCTTCTTAATAAGAACAGGGCCGTATTGTGCATTGTTGCCGTCGCGGACGCCGATTGTTTCGCCGTACAAGCTGACTTTAGCCGGAACAGTAATGGTGTTTGTGACGACATATTCTCCAACGGGAAAATATACCGCGCCGCCATAGACAGCCGCGCCAGCAGCGTTAATCGCAGCTTGTATAGCTGCGGTGTCGTTTGCAATTCCGTTACCTACAGCGCCGTAATCAAGCACGTTGAAAGGTGCGCCGTTAACCATGGAGTATGTTGCTTTTGTTAGCGACATTCGGAGTGTTCCTAAATCAAGATGTTAAATACGTTGCTGAGAAATACAATCTTGTTGTAGCGGCAACAGCAGTTGAAGCATATAAAGTTGTACCGCTGCCAACTACCAAGGATGTAGCATCGACGCTTGTATTGGTTAGCCCGCCAGCAAACACTGATGGGCTTCCCGGTATTGTGGTATATGGAAGCCCGGCGCATAACACTCCGCCTGAAGAAACTGCTACGGAAGTCGATCCAACAATTTCGCCAATAATAGTGACTTGACGGCCAATTTTTGTGTATTTTCCAGTAGCAGAATATGTCCCAATAACAGTCAATCCAGCCCCTTGAGTTGGCGTCCAATCACCTTCCTCATAGTCATTCAGCAATTCGCTGGTCATGCCAGCCCCGTGGCTGTTTGCGCTAAAGTCGATGCCTTTGGCAGCAGTGCCGATTACGACGTTGCCCGTACCAACAGTTACATCGGATGCCCCCACGGACAGCCGGTTTGTGCTACTGCCTTGTGTGCGTATAACTACATCTTTGCCCGCGGATCCTTGGATAATTGCAACGCCAGTATCCCAAGTTAACTGACCAAAGCTTGTACCAAAATTTACCGTGTCGCCTTGGATATTACCGGAAGCAGTAAGTGAAGATGCGTTGACAGCGCGGCCCGCAGTCAGATTAGCGACAGATACTTTTACAGTTGATCCGCTCTGCACAATCGGCAAAACTTCAGTCCCTACAAGTGGTGTTGCCGCTCCGGTGAGGGCTGAGATTTTTTTATCTGCCATTTCAAATCCTTACGAAAGTGTCAAAGATGTAGAGCGGGTCACTCCATCTGACCCTCTTACTTTGATTTTTAATTGCGTGTTGCTGGTCAATTCAAAAGCAAGTGTTTTATTATCACTTAGTGTTGGCGCTGTTGAGTTCACTGTTTGAATTAAGTTGCCATTGTCATCCAATTGCATCTTGAGAACAAAAGGAATGGTGTTTCCTGCGGTACCAGCCCCAGCGGAATACCAACTAAAAATTTGGTTGTCGATACCAAACCTACTGGCTTTATCGCCAGTTTTTGTGTATTTCCAAGTTGTTGCGTCCGTAGCGTAAGCGTTCCAACTAAGGTTCAATTGTTCAGCGCCTAATTGATAACTGGAAATTGCCCCGCCACCAGTAAAATCAATCGCTTTGTAGTCTGAACCCCATCCAACTTGAGGCATTTCGCCAATGCCAACATTGACACCATCTGAGCAAAACTCGCCGTCGATAAATGTACTGCTAGCAAGGTTTGCGCCTACGTAATTTGCGCCCGCGTTTTGAAACAGATTTGCTGCAATATTCCAGTTAAAGCAAGTGGCGTTTAAGCTAATCCCTATTCCAGCGCCGCCAGAATGTTTATATATTGCGTTCCCTTTTATGGAAACGCCGGAAGCGCCTGCGCTGCCCGCAGCAATGCAAGTAATTGGCGTAGTACGGTCGTCAAAGAAATTGCCTTCGATTACAACGCCGGCAGCAGAACCTTGGATAAACACGTCGTTTGTCGTGTTACCTTCAAAATAGTTACCTTGAATGACAAAGCCCGCGCAGCCTTCAATCTTATACCCATATTTCCACGAAGAAACATCAATGCCGGAACATAGGTTTGCAGTCCCGAAAGAAGACAAAATACCCGTTCCAACCGTTGCATCGGTTGACTCAAATCGGCCACCATAGATGCTGTTTTTATTTGCTTGGTCGTTAAATTCAAGACCGTTAAGCGCCTTGACAACAAGATCATAAAAAGTGTTATCCCAAGACCACTCAAGGTACAAACCAAGCGTGATTAGGTTGCTTGGGTCTTGAATACGTATATTTTTGAAAGAGCAATCAATCGCAGATTGCATATCTAACGCAACTGTAAGCGCAGCGTTTGTTGAAATGACCAAACTTTCAAATCGGATCATGCGTGCAAATGTTGTATGCGTTGGATCGCCAAGACGAAATCCGTAAGCCCCGCCCGTAAACATAATGGTTGGGTTACCAAGCCCTCGGAAAGTTAGGTAGTTCCGATTGGCAATCAAAATTGGGTCGGTAAGATATGTTCCCTCGGGGAACAGAATTTCTTGGGTGCCGCTAGCAATTGCCGCTTGAATAGCTGCCGTATCGTCGGCCACACCATCGCCAACCGCGCCAAAGTCCTTGACCGAAACGGATTGTGCTAGTTTATCTTCAACCGTAGTGGCGACCGCGCCCGCAAACGGTGGGTCGTATACCACAATATCAGCGTTGACAGAGCCAGTGGTTGTTTGGATCGCGGTAGTAAACTTGACTTCGCCGCCTACGTGTACGCCAGACGTAAACGTAACAGTGTTGCTGTCGGTTTCCAGATAGCTGTCGCCGACATACTGGTTCACGCCGTCAATGTAGACCGACAACGAGTTCGTGCCGGGCGTATAGTTGATCGTCGAAAGGTTGAACACGGTCTGGCCGGCGGTAGCCGTGATGACTTCTTCCTGCACCGTGTAGTTGACGAAGTTCGAGTTGACGCCAGTGATGTTGTCGTAAGTGCCAAGCAGGATGCCTGTCGCTGTCTCGATGACAAACTTATAGACCAGACCGTCAGTCAGCCAAATCTCACCGCCCGGTACGCGTCCTGCGCTATCCAATATGATAGGGTTGCTGTGCGGCGTAGTGCCAGACGCGCTAGTGTAGGATGCCTGCGGCGTAGTCGTGCCGGCTGCGTAGGTATAAATCTTGCCGCCCGACAGGATAACGCCGTTGTTATCAAAGAACTGCGCTGCAAAGCCGCCGATGGGTGAGGGGGTTACTGACATGTAAATATTACTCCAGCAGCAACAACCCGCCGTCCTCTTGGACGAGGTTGTCACCAATTTCGGTTAGCAGATTGCCCTGAACGGTCGCGTCTGCGTAGCCCGACAGAAAGCTGATGATGCTTCCTAAGCCTAAAGAGATACCGTTACGAAGCGCGCCGCCGAAGCCCATGTATCAGTTCCGGTTAATCGGCTTGGCGTACACCGTACCACCTGTGGACACCTGAATGGCGCTCACGCGCCAAGGAGCGCCGTTCGTGTTGACAGTCAGCACAAAAGGAATTGGCGTAAAAGGTGGGATTGGCGTGCTGGCAGTCGTAGCAACAGCGCCGACGCCTACTTCGACGTAGCAAGCCTGATCCGACCAGACCACAACGCC